AAATACAGAACTATACAACAGATCAGCCTGCTTTAAATGATATATTATTAGGAAGCAATACTTCTGAAAATAATAGCACTGCGAACTTTAGAGTTAGTGACCTACTGGCTTTAAATAATGGTTCTATATTTAAGTTTGATGACATGGTCGGTGGCGCCTTGACGGGCACAGGTACCGACATTAAGGTCTCAAGCGTATTAATACCAGGTGATAGTCTTTCATCAGATTGCACTCTTAATGTAAACTTTAGATTCGTAAAGTCAGATGTAGCAATAACAAACTCTATTATTAAACTTTACGTAAATACTGTGGACTCAATTACAGGTGCATCAGTGTTAGGTACAGTAAATATAACGTCTACATCAAACAGAGCTTCTTCATTTTCTAGGAACTTTTACATAAAGAGTGGCGCTATTAGAGGATTAATCTTTACAGCGTCCTCTCTTTCAGACGAAACTGAGATTAACTTTGTAGATAGTTCTTTAAATATTGATGTAAACTCAAACTTATACTTCATGGTGGCTGTAACTAATTCAGCATCTACATCAACTTTAACCGTTCCTTATTCAAGGTACTTAATTTACAGATAATTTAAATAAAATGTCAAATAAAATCACACAAGAAGAACTCGACGCGTTAGTAAATGCGAATCGAGTTTACAGAGATCTAAAATTTAAGGTAGCAGATATTGAAATGAATATCCACCACCTAAACACACACAAAGGTCTAACAATTAGTCAGCTAGAAGATGCTACCAAAGGACTTGCTCAAGAGCAGCAAGCTATCTTTGATAAGTATGGCGACGTCAGTGTAAATCTACAAACAGGTGAATATAATTAGAAAAATTTCCATTGGTCCTGACTATATGAAGTGCATGCACTATATGGTAGGCCAAGAGGTGCTAGATCGCACTTGGACTATCGACACTATCAGAGTCGAGGATGATAATGCTATTCGTATCTACATCAAAAAGAACGGAGAGATTATCAAGTGGAAGTCTTTTTCTAATACAATGCCTATCTCTATTGAGTATAAAATAGATTACTAATGAAATCACCATACTGCTTCATCATCAAACCAGTTGGTCAGAGGCGGTACGATAACATAAAGAAATTCGGTGATACCGAATTCTACATCAGTTCCTCCCAAGAAGACCATAAGACATCTAACCGCCACGCTGAGGTGGTTGCAGTCCCTATTTACTATGATGGTCCAGTTAAACCTGGAGATGTAGTTCTTGTGCACCACAATGTGTTCAAGTTCTACTATGACATGAAGGGCCGTCAGAAGAGTAGCTGGAATTTTATAATGGATGACTTATTCTTAGCTGAGCTTGATCAGGTCTATATGTTTAAGAGAGATGACAAGTGGAATGCCGTAGATCCTTTTATCTTTATCAGACCAATACCAAGTGAAGATAAGGTGATCAGCACGCTAGGATCGCTTGAGGAGATGTGGGGTGAGGTTGTGTATAAGACACCTACACTGACAGATGTCAGCGTTGGCGACACAGTATCATTCACACCTGATAGTGAGTATGAGTTTAGGATAGATGATGAGGTTCTTTACCGAATGTATAACAAGAACATATGTCTAAAAAGATAGAGATTGTAGAGGCAGCCAAGCAGGCAATAGATGAGTTGATAAAGGTGCTAAAGTCACCTATCATCACTCACGCTGAGGATGACATATCTGCAGACAAGATGAAGAACGCTGCATCAGCTAAACGTTTGGCTTTTGAGGATGCTATGTATATGCTCAACAAGATTGAGGAGGAAGAGAACAAGGCATCTGAAACACCCGTTGCTGAAGTAACGTTAGGAAAGTCAGGATTCGCTGAGGGCAGAGCTAAAGCTAAAAATGGAAAATAGTTTATATAAAGTCCTTAAGGATCACCTACACAGATCGGTAATTGTGACAAAGAACAAGCACAAGTCTTGGGCTTATGGTTACAATAAAGAGTATGACATCATTGTTATATCAAAGGACGGAACTGTAGGAGATATCTACGAGATAAACAACTTAAAGATTGCACTACCTGCCATACCTAAAGAAGTAGAGAGCAGAGACAACAGATGGCAACCAATAGAATACCCTGCCGAGCTTCAGAAGATTAAGTCAATATTTGATTGGAACCGTAGAGATAATGTGTTCAAGTTGAAGTATGTCGACATGATCGAGACTGAGTTTGAGCGACGTGAGCAAGGATATTGGTTTATGAATAATGGTGAGCCTACCTACATGACGGGTACTCACTACATGTATCTTCAGTGGACTAAGATTGACATCGGTCTACCTGACTTCCGTGAGTCCAACCGGATATTCTATATATTCTGGGAGGCATGCAAGGCTGACAACAGATCTTTTGGTATGTGCTACCTAAAGAACCGTCGTTCAGGTTTCTCATTTATGTCATCTGCCGAGACGTCCAATACAGGTACAATTGTAAGAGATGCTAGACTTGGTATTTTATCTAAAACTGGTTCTGATGCTAAAAAAATGTTTACTGATAAGGTTGTACCTATAGTAAGAAATTACCCCTTCTTTTTCAAGCCGATCCAGGATGGTATGGACAACCCGAAGACGGAGTTGGCCTTCCGGGTTCCTGCGAGTAAGATCACTCGTAAGAATATGGATGAGGAGCGCGATGATGATATAGAGGGGCTAGATACTACCATCGACTGGAAGAACACTGCAGACAACAGCTATGATGGTGAGAAGCTTCTTTTACTAGTTCACGATGAGAGTGGTAAGTGGGAGAAGCCAGAGAACATTCTAAATAACTGGCGTGTAACTAAGACATGTCTTAGATTGGGGTCTAAAATTATTGGAAAGTGCATGATGGGTTCAACATCAAATGCGTTGAGCAAGGGTGGTGAGAACTTTAAGAGGCTATATTACGATAGTGAACCTACCAAGAGATCTGCCAACGGTCAGACTAAATCAGGTTTATATTCTTTGTTTATTCCAATGGAGTGGAATATGGAAGGATTTATTGACGAGTATGGTTGGCCAGTATTTGATGATCCAAAGAAACCTGTGAAAGGTATCGATGGAGAGGATATAACTATGGGTGTCATCACCTATTGGAATAATGAGGTTGCTGCGATGAAGTCAGACTCTGACGCACTCAACGAATACTATCGTCAGTTCCCTAGGACTGAGTCTCACGCGTTCCGTGATGAGAGTAAGTCATCTTTATTCAACCTAACAAAGATATATCAGCAGATCGACTACAATGACTCCATGATTAAAGATAGAGTATTGACTCGTGGTTATTTCCATTGGAAGAATGGTGAGCAAGACAGTGAAGTAATTTGGACGCCTGATCCAAAGGGCAGGTTCTTGGTATCTTGGATACCCGACCAGAATATGCGCAACAACGTCATTAAGAAGGATGGTAAGTTCTATCCCGGCAATAAAGATATTGGTGTGTTTGGGTGTGACCCTTATGACATATCCGGTGTAGTTGGAGGAGGTGGGTCCGCTGGTGCGCTACATGGAATCACTCAATTCCATATGCAGAACGCTCCAACAAATCACTTTTTTTTAGAGTATATTGCTCGTCCTCAGACTGCTGAGATATTTTTTGAAGAGGTGCTGATGGCTTGTTTCTTTTATGGCATGCCTATCCTTGTAGAGAATAATAAGCAGCGTTTGCTGTACCATTTTAAGAATAGAGGTTATCGTCAATTTTCATTAAATAGACCTGATAAACACATATCAAAGTTATCAAAAACAGAGCTTGAATTAGGTGGTATTCCAAACTCTTCAGAGGATGTAAAACACGCGCATGCTAATAGTATCAACACTTACATTGAAGAATACGTTGGAATTGACGCAGACGGTAATTATCGAGAAAAAGATAGTATGGGTGATATGTACTTTACCAAAACTTTAGAAGATTGGGCTCGATTTGATATAAACAACAGGACAAAACATGATGCCTCAATTAGTTCTGGATTAGCATTAATGGCATCTAGAAAACACCTATTTATACCTGTTAAACAGGAATCTAAAATAAGTGTTAAATTTGTAAGATATAAGAATACTGGCATAAGAAGCGAAATTATCGAATAATGGATAAACCATCAGTTGTTATCTCCTCATTACCCTTTCCGGACCAAATGGCTCCAGATGAAGTCAAGGCGACATATGAGTATGGATTAAAGGTAGGAAAAGCCATCGAAGGGGAATGGTTTAAGAGGAAGTCTAATTCAAGCAGATTTTATCAGCAGTGGGGTGAATTCCACCGTTTGAGATTATATGCTCGTGGGGAACAGCCTGTACAAAAGTATAAGGATGAAATTGCTGTTAATGGCGATATATCAATGTTAAACTTAGATTGGACTCCGGTTCCAATTATACCTAAGTTTGTTGATGTTGTTGTGAATGGTATGTTAGATAGGCCATATACAATTAAGGCTGAAGCTCAAGACATATTATCTGCTGAAAAGAAAAATGCATTTCAAGACATGATCGAGTCCGACATGGTCGCTAAAGATTTCTTGATGATGACCAAGGAGACACTTGGTATTGATGCGTTTAATGTTAATCCTGATGAACTACCTGCAAATGATGAAGAGCTTTCTTTATATATGCAGATGAACTATAAGCCATCTATTGAGATAGCTGAAGAAATTGCTATCAACACTCTACTCAAAATGAATAACTATGAGGATGTGTTGAGAGATTACTACTATGATGTTGCCACTTTAGGAATTGGTGTTGCTAAGCATGAGTTTCTAATTAATGATGGCGTTAAAGTTGAGTATGTAGATCCTGCAAACTGGATACATAGTTATACAGAGAAAAATGATTTCTCTGATTGCTTCTATTTTGGAGAGGTTAAGCAAGTTCATTATACTGAGCTTCTTAAAATGAATCCAAACTTGACAGATGAAGACCTTACTGAAATTAAGAACGCTGGATCAGCTTGGTATGACTATTTTCCTATAATTAGAAATTATCAAGATGATGCCTTCTTAAATGAGGTTGTTACATTGTTGTATTTTAATTACAAGACTCACAAGAAATTTGTTTGGAAAAAGAAATTACTTGAAAATGGAGGAGAGCGAGTAATCCGTAAGGATGATAACTTCAACCCACCACCAAACGAAATGTTTGAAGTAGTTGAGGCAGTTCGCGACGTTTGGTATGAAGGTGTATTAGTAGGAGGCTCAAACATTATTATCAAATGGGAGATGATGAAGAATATGGTTCGTCCTAAGTCTGCATCACAAAAAGCGCTACCAAACTATATTGCTTACGCTCCTCGTTACTATAAAGGAAATATAGAGTCATTAGTTAGACGAATGATTCCGTTTGCGGATCAGATTCAGCTTACACATTTAAAGTTACAGCAAGTTATGGCTCGCGTAGTTCCTGATGGTGTATTCATTGATGCTGATGGTATTAATGAAGTTGATCTTGGAACAGGTGCTGCATATAATCCTGAAGATGCTCTTAACCTATACTTCCAAACTGGTAGTGTAGTTGGTAGGTCATATACTCAAGATGGTGATTTTAACAACGCTCGTATTCCAATTCAAGAACTAAACTCAAACAGTGGTCAAGCTAAAATGGCCGCCTTGATTGGAAACTATAACCATTACCTAAATATGATCCGTGATGTTACAGGTGTAAATGAGGTGCGTGATGCATCCTCACCACATCCGGATGCTTTAGTTGGTGTTCAGAAGCTTGCCGCACTTAATTCAAATACAGCTACTAGACACATTCTAGATGCTGGTATAAATACTACTAAGAGAATAGCTGAGTGCTTGTCTATTCGTGTTGCTGACATACTTGAGTACTCTGATTTCGCTGAGGAATTTGCTATGCAGATTGGTAAGTTCAACATGACAATACTTGAGGACATTAAGAATTTATATCTTCACAACTTTGGTATTTTCATTGAAGTTTCTCCAGATGAAGAGCAAAAAGCACAGTTAGAGGCAAATATTCAAATTGCTCTACAGCAGCAGACAATTGATCTAGAGGATGCTATTGATATTAGAATGATTAATAATACCAAGCTAGCAAACGAGATGCTTAAGATGAAGCGTCGTAAGCGTATGGAGCAAAAGCAGAAAGAAAAAGAGATGGAATTCCAAATGCAAATGCAGACGAATATTCAGTCATCTCAAGCAGCTGCTGAATCCAAAGCACAGATCATTCAATTGGAAGGTCAGACAAAAGCACAGATCAAACAAATGGAAGTTCAGGGAGACATTCAGAAAATGCAAGCTGAAGCTGAGCTTAAGAAAGAGCTAATGGCTATTGAGTTCCAGTATAACATGCAGTTAAACGGAATGCAGATGCAGACATTAAAAGATCGTGAGGCTGAGAAGGAGAAGGCAAAAGATAAGCGAGTTGACCTACAGGCCACTCGTCAGTCTGAGCTAATTAACCAACGACAAAATAACCTACCACCTCAAAACTTTGAGAGTACTGAAGACTCACTTGATGGCTTCGATTTAGAAGCGTTTGGACCTAAATAATGGCATATATAGAACATAACTTTTTCCCATTAAAAGTATTCGTTAGAAATGAATACATGTATCAAAATCAAAAAGGTCATGGGGAGTTTACACCTGGAGTAATAATGTCTGTTAGGTGCATGCCTGGACAAGCTGCATTATTTCAAGTTCTTTTAGAAAATGGAGTAATGCGTGATAAATTACCAAGCCATGCATTACTTACTGAACCTAAGACTCCAGATCCAGATCTTCCATTTCATTTTTTACAAATATGGAATTGTTTTTCTTACAATTTTACTTTGCTTCATTTGTCATATGTTTATGACACTAAGGTTGAGGTATTTATGAAAGATCATAAGTTTTATCCGGGAAGTTACTATGCAACTATCAATTGGGGAGCAAATGATTTAAACACTGATTTATCTTTAGCTGAGGATCCATTAGAGCATAAAAGCCATCACATAATACTTCTTGATAACGGACAGATAGCACTA